CACAACAACCTGCACAACTTAAAGCAGTTCCGGCTCCGACTACAGCAGAACTAAAAGCATTACAGTCTAAGACACTACAAGGTGACTTAGCATCTGCAAAAGCATTAGTTGCTAAATTAAGTGAACTAAAAACTAAAGGATATGATGCAGATAACTTCATACAGTCTGCAGCTCCTGCAATGAAACGAGGCGGCATAGCAAAAACAGATCCACAAGCATACGCAACTTTTGCTAAAATGGCAAGAAGCATGAGAGCAGAAGCATACGAACACATGTGTGCTATACTAGAACATGCAGGACTTACTTGGGCAGATATAGGATACGAAGTATTAATATCAGAAAGTGTAACATCACATGTTATGCTAATACCAATTGATGTTGTTCAAATGTCAGAAATGAAAAGGTTAGCAGGAATCTAATGCGTTTTATAGAGATATCTAAACCTCTAGTTACTAGAGTAATCAATGAGAGCTTGTTACTGGAAGCAGACGGCAAGAATACTCACATGGAACACCTTGAAGATAATATTTTCAACAAAGGATATGCTGGCGCCAAGGAAGCAGTAGACTACTTGTACAGTTTACATCAAATGTTAGAAGGCTCAGCAAAAAGTGCATTTGATATGACTGTGAAGTGGGACGGCTCACCAGCAATCGTAGCAGGTAAAGATCCGCAAACAGGTAAATTTTTTGTAGGTACCAAGGGTGTGTTTGCAGGAAAAGCAAAACTAAACTTCACTGATGAAGACATTGACAACTACCACGCAGACCGAGGCGACAAAGACGGCAGTGGTTTACGAATCAAATTAAAAAATTGTTTAAAACATTTAAGCAAATTAAATTGGGACACAGTTGCACAAGGCGACATGATGTTTCAAAAAGGCGACATCAAAGAATTGAATCATGATGGAGAAGCCTTAATATATTTTAAGCCTAATACACTGGCTTATGCTTTACCAAAGGACAGCGAACTAGCACAAGAAATGTTAAGTGCTGATTTAGGTATTGTGTGGCACACAGAGTATGCAGGCGGACCAACACTAGCAGATACAACAGCAACTTTTGGATTTGATTCTGAAAGATTAGGCAGTACATCAAGTGTTTGGCAAACAGATGCTAACATCAAAGATGTATCAGGCACAGTAACAATGACTGCTGAAGAATCAGCAAAAGTACTAGCAACTATCAAAGCTGCTGACACTTACACTAAACAAATTAGTAGCGAAGTGTTTAGTTGGTTAGAGAAAGGCAACGACTTAGTAGGTAAAGATTTCTTACAACAACTAAAAGCCACAGTGAATAATAAGATTAGAGCAGGAGACTTTGGCTCCCCTGAGAGTTTAGCAAAAGAATTTGTTGTAAAGTGGATTGATAAGTCTACAAAAGAAATTGATAAAGTAAAAAGACAAGTAACAAAAGATGCTAAAACAGAAAGCATGGTTAAGACTGTAGCATTCATTAAACAACATGCTAAAGAAATAACAGCAGTATATGATTTGTACTTGATGCTTATTAAAGCAAAACTAGTTATCATAGACAAGTTAGGAAAATTACAAAGCACACAAACTTTTGCAGCTGACGGCGAAGGATTTAAAGCCACAAGCGGAGAAGGCTTTGTTGCTATTGATAGAATTGGCAATGCTCTTAAACTAGTAGATAGGATGGAGTTTAGCAGATTGAATTTTGGAACAGGGAAACCTACATCGTAATGGAATTAGAATTTATAGATCAAGAAATTTCAGAAAGTAGATTGTATAGATCTACTGGGCAAATGCGTCAGCTCACCGGCAGGAATGTTGCTGATTTACTTTACCTCAATACTCTTGCACTTTACATGATGGTACAGGATGATGTACAACACAGTTATGCATCTAATTATGCAAAGCAAACATCTCAGTATGGTGGATACAGTACTTTTAGAACAAGTGCCACTGACTTATACATACTAGCATATACATTAACTAATCCAAAAAGTGATAAAATAAATTTAAAGGACAGAATGTCAAGTACTTCTTTCTTGAATAATTTAAACTTCGATTTTAGAAAACATTTTATGTTTATGAAAAAAATTGCAAACGGCTCAGACAGAAAAAACGAAGCAGTTAGTTATTTTTTTAGACTAGAAGCACAACTTCAAATAACAGATTCAAAATACAAATCATATCGTAGATATATCACAGACTGGGGAAACTTAAAGTTTTCAAGTAGACAGTTAGTGGTAACTAAAATATTACAAACAATGCGTTACATAGGTAGAGGCAGTGAACTGTTAAGTCCTATGAGTACAATGACCAAATATAGATCATATACCACAGAGCCAGCATATGATGTGCCTAGAACTACTTTTGCACAAAAAGTTGCAGGTGCGGCAGTTGGTGCAGCAGCAGGTAGATATGCCGCTAAGAAAGTAACACAACTTGCCAAGAATAAACCTAATACACTTAAAAAAGCAGGTACAGGTATCGGCGCAATTGCAGGCTATTGGGCAGCAGGTAGGAAGAAGAAATGAAGATAAATGAAATTATTCTACTAGAAAGCGATGCTGAACTAAGAAAAAATTTAGAGCAGGAATTTGATGACGAGTACGGTGATGGTGCAGGTAACAAATTACCCCAATTCATAATGTTAGACAAAGCAAGTGTGGTTGCACTAGCAGTAGGTTACATTAAAAGACCTAAGTGGAGCCCGGGTATGGCATTAAAGTATGCTGTGAGACAACTGTATCCAGACTTTAAAGTAACATTCTCAGGCATGGATGACATGCAACAAAGTAATTTTAAAAAAGCAAAACCTAATCAAGATAAAAACAATGATGGTAGAGAAGACAGCTTACAAAACAAAAATACTCAGGATAAAACATCTGCCGCTCTTCAAAAATTAAAAGCAAAACCAGATAGTAGTGGTGTAGGTAGAGGGCAGTACACTCAGTATAAAGATGGCACAGATAGGGCTAGTGGCGGTAGCGGAGGCACATTATCAAATATAAAGAGGAAACTTAACCCGTTATCAGACTTAGATACCACAGATATAGGAACAACTATATCCAGTGCAGCCGCAAAAGCCAAAAGCAAAATGAAAAATTTAGACAAATTTAGGATCGGAAAATAACAAAAAAAGATAAATATATACATAGAGCATAAGCTCGATTTATATTCAGGAGAATTAACATGGCACAAGCAAACCCAAACGCAGCAGTAAGAGCAGCTAACGGTCTAGTAGGTACTACTCACGTATTATCAGTAGACGACGTATCAACAGTTTCAGTTGAAGCAGCATGTTTAGAAGCTCAAAATGAGTTCTTTACAGTTGTAGCAGTAGAAGACGACGTAGCAAATGACGGATGTCACATTGTATTACAAGGCAGTGGAGCAACACCTTCAATCACTGGTACTACATTAGTAGCAACTTTTGGCTAAGTCTTAAAACAACTTATTGTTTAAAAATCCTCACTAGTTGGGGATTTTTTTTGGCTGAAAAAGATAAATATATACATAGAACATTAGTTCGATTTATTCAGGAGAATTAACATGGCACAAACAGATAGAAGATCAGCAGCAGCAGGCGAGTTTATTGGTAAAGATGTATTCCTTAAAAGTTTTCAACAACAAGCAGGAAATATTTCAGGAACTCAATTAACAGCATTAGTTAGCTCTGTTCAAAACTTAAACCTTTCAGTACTTAAAGTTGGCGCAGTATCAGGCGATACAGTTAAAATGATTGTTGAAGGTGCAGACAACTTAGCAAACGGTGATATTTCAGCACACGTTATTGCTGACGTCTCATTCTAAGTTTATAAACTTAAACATTAAAGGGCAGTTTACTGCCTTTTTTTGTGATTAAAAAAAGATAAATATGTGTATAGGGCAATAGGTAGCCCGTTCAAATTGGAGTAATAAAATGGCACAAACAAGAGTAAATGGTTTCACTGAAGACTTAAATGCTTTCGGTAGAGAACTACACGTTGCAACAGCAACAGTTTCAACAAACATGACCCAGGCAAAGATGGATGCTTTAATACAAGCAATTACTGTACAAAATTACACTATTACTGGAATCGAAGGATTCGTAGTAGATGTAGCAACAGCAGTTCACATTGCATACGAAGGTGGACCAGCAATTGCTGATGACGCTTCTAATGCATTTGGTGTTACAGGTTGTGCATGGGCAGCAGTAGTTTCTTTCCCAGGCTAAACTAATCCTTACTACCTTAGGGATCGTGCTTAGTTGCACACTAAAAGCACTCTTCGGAGTGCTTTTTTTTGACCAACAAAAATTTTTAGATATCTGTTAACAGTTTGATGATAAATAGTGTGTATACGGAGACACACATGACATTAAATAGATCAGGCGCAATGAATAGCCAAGAAGTTGTTACAGGAAACATAGAATTTTACACACTTTTTACATCACTCAACATCACACATACAGGTGATTTTACAGATAACACGCAGAAAGATTTTGAAAGCGTTGTTCAGGTTATTGGCTTAAGAGCTATGCCAATTATTATGAATAGACCAGTTGCTTTAAGTGGTGTTGGTGCTAACGTATTAGAAGGATACGGTGCCCCGACAATGACTGGAGCAGGTTGGATTTTTAAATTTGCTTTTGAGCGTGAAAGTGTGCATAGTATTGATACATTATCAAATGAACTAGACGGGATTGTATTAAATGCAGGCACGATAGATACAAAGAATTCAATCAATATGGAATTCACAAAACAGGATTTATTATAAAATGCCAAAGAAATCAAACCCAGATTTAGATCAAGCTGCTGAATCACTACCGGCATACTCAGGCAACATTGAAGCACATATTATTGCTGACATGCTTCGCATCGAAGCAATAACAACAGAGTTGCGTGAATTTAAAGATGATACTAAACAAAGATTAAATAAAATGGAAGGCTGGATAATTGGCATAGTTGCTGTTACAGTTACTTCTTTATTAGGTACAATAGCAATACTACTAGAGAGTTTATTAGGATGAGACTTGACGAAATAACTGATGAAAGTATTCTCGAAGCTCGAATGGTCTGGCGCCGAATGGGCAATAAGATTAAACGTGCTGTAAGATGTACAAGTGGGCCCAGAGCAGGCAGAGTTGTTGCTAACCCAAATCAGTGTGGCAAACCAATAGATCTTAAAAAGCGTATGACGCTAAGAAGAACAAAAGCAAAATTTGGTAAACGAATGATTCGTAAAGCTCGTAGAACAAAAAGATTCAATCCTACAGCAAAGAGATTAAAAACTCTTAACAAAAGGAGATAGGAACTTTATCAATGAAAGCAAAAGATATACGAACTATTGAATCATTAATTTCTGAATACGGCATGAATAGTGGAGTAAGTACTCCTACCTCACAACAAAAAACAGGTGCAACTGCTAAAGCAACAGCAGCCGCTAAGCCACCTAAGCCACCTAAGTCAGGTGTAAACAAACCACAAGTTAGTCCTAGTAGTCAGCAAAATAAAAGCGACACTGAAGAACCAGCACCGGTTGAACCAATTATATCAAAAGCAAAAGAGTTAGCACAAGACTTTGAATACCAAGACGACAAAGGCGATACTGTTAAAGTAATGAGCCCTGTGAACAACGGCCTAAACAAAGACGCAGTTGTTGTACAAAATCAAAACAATAAAGAATTTTATACATTAGATCCTGAAGATGATATTACACTGCCAGGTGAAGAACAAGCAGTAACAGAAAGATCAGATCTTCACAAAGGACAAAAGCGTAAGCAAAAAATTAAAAGTAAAATTAAAAGATTAATTAGAGCACAAAAATATATACAACAAGGTGATCCAATATTTGAAATAAATTTCAATAGTCCTGCAGTTGCAAAAGATTCGTTAAACGCAAACATTAGATGTGGTTTTGAAGCAGAAACAGTATGGGAAGGCTTTTCAGCGTCAGACGATGATGAGGACTTTCTATATGGTGAAAACTGGTCTGGAGTACAAGACTTAATATATGATCAAGAAGGCTCTAGAAGTGTTGACCAAGTAAATGAAGCATTTAGAGAATGGCTACAAGAGTCTGATAAGTTTTATGATTACGAAAGTGAAGTAATAAATGAACTAGTAGACGAACGCAAAGAAGACCCTGACTATTTAGATAATTATGTTTCATACGAAGTTGACATGGATGATGTAACAAACTACAAAGAAATGATACTACAGGGTTTAGAAGATCAAGATGATCGTCAAGCACAGGAAGAAATAGAAGAACGAAGTGACTGGGAAGAAGATGCATGGGCCAGAGAATATGTTGATGCCGAACGTGAAGATCATTTTTTAGAATGGTTAGCAGATGATATCAGAGACAATGGCGAGCAGTGGGACGAAGCATGGGATCGAGCATTAAGCAATGTCGACGAAGATGATTGGTGTAGTGAAGAATACAACGGCAACTGGGGATCGTTGCTAAGTGAGATGGACATATATCTTTACAGCGACAGTCAAGGTAGCATGGAAGAAGTTGCAGATCAGCTTCGTGACTGGGCAAGTAACTCAAGTAAATCAGACAACGTTGAAGCAGGAGATTACCACAGTGGTCAACAAGTTGACAACGATTACTGGCGAGTAGAAGACGACAGCAGTATCGAAGGTGACGGAATGGGTGCTGAAATTATTTCACCAGTGTACGACACCCCAACAGAAATGCTTGCCGAAATGAAAAGTTTATTTTCACATTGGGATGATAGAAATGTAGATACAAATAGATCTACTGGACTACACGTTACAATGAGTATGGCGGGCAATCAAGAAGCACCTAACAAATTAAAGATTGCATTATTACTTGGTGACAAATATTTGTTACAACAGTTTAACAGAGATGGTAACAGTTATACTAAGTCGCAAGTAAAAGAAATACAACAATACATGCAAAATATAGGTGCTAATTACAAAGACGAAAAAACCCTTTCAGCTTTAGAAGATATGCTCAAAGGCGGTATTAGTGCTGGTAAGTTTACCAGTATTAATTTTAAAGATGCAACAAATGATGATGGCAATGGCTTGATTGAATTTCGTATAGCAGGCGGCGATAGCTACCATAGAGACTTTAACACCGTTGCTAAAACAACAATACGATATGCAGCTGTTATGAGAGCAGGACATGATAAAAATGCTTTTAGAGAAGACTATATTAAAGCATTATTTCGTTTTGTTAATAAGTTAGATGCCATTGAACCAGAAGACGACGAAAGAGCATCTAGTAGAATTGACCCAGAGAATACTGATAAAAAAGTAGTAGATGCATTCAAGTCAACATTAAGCAAACAACATTACACCGACGCCATAGACGCTCTTGCTACAGCATACAATGCACTTGCAAGATCTAAAAGAGAGAACGCAGAAGAAAGTATTATCAAAGAAGAAGAGAGTTGGAATGATCGTGCTCGTGATTACAGTCTTACTGCTTTTGGTTATCTACTAAGTTCTATAGCAACAGGGAAAAATCGTAATCCTGTTAAAGTGCAACAAGTAGCCGGCTTTAGACAAGCAATGAAAGATTTTGGATTCACACCAGAATCTCTTTACAAAGAATTTTTAGCAAGTAAACAGTATGTACCTATATTAAATATTAGTGGATCACCTTACCACGATAACATGGCAAAGTTTGCTGATGCGTTTAATAACGCATTCAAAGTTAAAGTAGGGAAAGCACCAACACCAGAATTTAGTGTTAAGTACAACGGCGACGATGCATTGTTTTTACCAGTACCATACTACAATTGGCTCCAAACAGAAATGGGTAACAAACTTATGTCTGATGCTCCAATAAAGACACCTCCAGGTAAAAAGTTTAAACCAGAAGATTTTAAAACTATCAATCGTGATGAACATAATGAAGTATACAGAGCATTATATGATTACAATGAAGGAATGATTGATGCTCAAGGCGAACTTAAAATGGTTGCTGACTATGAAAAAGAATTAGAGCAACTAGGCACAACAGGTACCTCAGATGCGTCAGATAATGACCCATCTACTTTTAGTAATCAACAAGCACTTCAAATGGCGCAAGATGATTATCCTAAATATAAAAAAATGTGGGACACTGGGTTTGGCTTGTTTATGGCTGATCCAAACATTAATGCTGTAAAACTAGCAAGATGGATTAACAACTTAGAGACAACTAATAATGGAAAACAAGATGTTCTAAATGCATTAGTGTACAATAAGGAAAACGGTGGCAATCCTGTACAGTGGGATGAAGTATCATCAATAGTACAAGCATACAAAGCAGGCGGAGTTAATACTACAGAAAGTGTAGAGGATACCGAAACACAAGAAAAGATAAAAAGAATACAAGATTTAATAGTTCACAGAAAACAAAAAGCCGAAAGATACAAAGAACAGTCATTAGAAGCTAAAATAAAGATAGATGCTTTTAGTAAGCAGCATGGGTTCCTACCTTATAGCGATAGAAATATTATGCCGGAGCCAGATGAAGGTGAAAAGAATCCATTCATAATTGGAACACACCGAGAAGTTGATGCGTCAGAAAGAGAATACATGGCGCAGGAAATGAATATAAGATTTAGCAATATAGAAGAGAGTAATAACATGTTTACAAAGTTTAATCAGTTAACATTAAAAGAACAATTATCAGTGTTAAGTAAAGTAGATGCTACAAAGATAAACGAAGCATTAAAAGTATCCAAGAAAAAGAAAGGCAAAGGTTTTGAACACCCTAACAAGTCTGGTAAAAAAGCAAAATATGTAGAAGGTGCTGTTCCAGATAATTCACCTGAGCGAAAGATAAAGCAGTTATTAAATACACCTATGTTAGCCAGTGACTTGAAAGCACAAATGGAGGCATACTTTGTTATACCTGATCCAAGTATGATTAAAGCATTCAGAGAAGCTGCTGCAGCCGGTAGCCCAAACACAGATCTTCGTAGCATATTCAAAGGCTTTGTGCAGAATAAAGCACACCCAGTATTAAAAAAGAAAGTAGGAATAACTGAAAGTAAATTAAAAGAAGATGACTTGGACAGAGATAAAGAAAGATTTGAGTTTATTATAGATAAATTAAAAGATAATCCAGCATTCATACAACGAGTTTACCGTTTCATGAGAACAGATGCTGAAAACCAAGAACGAGTACACCCAGAAGACTTTTTAAAGCCGGATCGTACAGCACCCGAAGTAGACTACAATTATAAAGGTGTACTACCGGAATTTGTAAGAGCAATCATGAACACAAAAGGTGACTTTGACGATATTGAAAACTTTCTTTCCACATACGGACAAGTGAGCTATGTTGATACTAAGGTATTAATGGCAGATGGCTCAGCAACATGGGATCAATGGTTACAAGGTAGTGGAGGAGTTAGTACAGAATTTATAACAGAATTATACGATAACATGTTTAACATTGCACTCAATATCGAAGGCTCAAATAGAGGACCAGGCGAAGTTGGTCTTGCACTGTTAGCACCTAACATTACATTTGCTAGTGTAGGTGATTTAAAAATTGATGGTGTTGAAGTTGAAGTTAAAGGTGAGAAATCTAGTGGTGGTGGTAGACTTAAAAATAGTAATGCCGACTACGGACAGCCTCAATTAGATGCAGTTTACGACAAGTTTAAAATTGCACCAGAAGATAGACCACAACGTTTACCGAGTGGTAACGCAGGTAGTAGAGCAGGAACACACTTCTTGGATATTGCTGCTCAATTAGATACACTTGCCGCAGGAGCAGGACAAGCCTATATAGAAGAGTTATTTAGAAAAACATTTATAAATGGCGACAAAAATATGATCGACTATATGGTTAAGAATTACGCTAGTATGGATCGTGCAGAATCAAGTACATTAGCAGCTGAGATATCTTATAGTAGTTATGCAAACATTCTTAAGGCAAAACAGTTTGATATGTTCTTATTCTTAAAACTTGGTGGCAAGAAAAGTTTAGCATTTGATGTAGATGATTATAAAAATCATTTAGACAAGTTTAAATTAGGTTCATTAGATTGGGGTGACAAAATGAACGGACCAGCAGTACAGGTATCAATGAGATAATGAGACTTGCAGAGTTAGATAGGCCGGAGCAAGAAAAAAACTTCCCTCGAAAGATTATGCCTCAAATTAGGCAACCTGATCTAGACGACGGCCCTTTCTCATATAAATTAGGAAACATATCAGTATCTAATTTAAAGCCTGTACAAAAGCAACGTGTAAAAGGATTAAAAGACAAAGCAAAAAGAGGCTTTGATGACGGCAGTATACGTCCTATAATAGTAGACAAAAACAACTATATCGTTAACGGCCATCATCGATATGATGTAGCACTAGAATTAGAGTTAGATAAAGTTAAAGCAATTAGAGTTGATGCTACTATAGAAGACTTAATAGATCATTATACTCATAAAGCAAGAGATGAAAAAGCATCAGAGCTATATGCAGATACTGGCGGTGCAGGTGCAGGTGCAGGTGCAGGTGCAAGTGCAGGTGCAGGTGGCGATGGCGGCACAGCAAGTTCAAGCGGAGACGGTGGGTCTGCAGACAGTGGTGACACTGGCTCCTCCGACTCTGCGCCTACAAGTGATGCACCAGTTGCTAGAGGTTTCTTTGGTATAGGAACTATGCCTAGTCGCAAAAAGAAAAAGAAGAAAAAAAGTTTTAAGTTTGGAGGTAGCATATACGAAACACTTGAAGCTGCACAAGACTTAAATGCACTACTGCAAGGAATTGAGGCAGACTTAGAACAACGTGAAAAAGATTTAGATGAAAACTTTGCTGATGGTAAAAAGAAAGGCAAAAGCAGACCTGGTAGAGTTAAAAAAGCAGGCGCTAGTTGTAAAGGCTCAGTTACTGATTTAAAAGCAAAGGCTAAAAAGTATAGTGGTGAGAAGGGCAAAATGTACCAATGGTGCGCCAACATGAAAGG